ATAACGCAGGTTGAGGGGGATTTGGTATTCTTGGGACAATGGTACATCTGGGTAGAAGTTGTCGTCCGGGCTCTCGTCTACCTCGACGCTGAAGTCGTAGATGAGCGCGCCCTCGTCGTCGTAGACGTTACAGCGGAGAAGACCGGAGCCCGCAGCCTGAAGGATGATCTCTTTGACTTGCTTCTCATCGACGAATGAGCCGTGCCAGAGCATGGGTGTTTTCACGTAGAGGTCGGGCGAGATTAGATTGTCTACGTCGTCGGGTCCAACTTCGATTTTCTGGATGTCGTAAATGCCGCCGCTCGTTCCGTATACCAATCGTCCCCCAAGGAAGGCTCCACATCGGGAATTAAGGAAATCGGCGTCACTCCACGCGGGAGGATTTTCGTCTTCGTTCTCGCGGATCGTGACGGTGAGACGTTTCGCAAGCTGCTCACCGGGCTGCGGGAAGAAGATATGATACTGCCGCATGTCAGGATCGTAACAGGCTGAGATTTCTGCTTCGTCTTCGACGGAGGCAACAAGAGAGCGGTAGAGGATTTCGATGGGCTTCGACATCGAATTGCTCTCAATCGTGATACCATTAGCAACAGAGCGGCGAAGGAAATGAACGCCACTGCGAGAGCAAAAAAGAATGTCCGTACCAGCCCGTACGATAGTGCGGTGCGAAACGCACCCAATGTTGATAGCAGCTTTGTCATCAAGAGCCCATAGATCAATGTTTGGATCGATCAGGTAGATGAGGGTTCTCTCTGAGGTGAACACGGCCAGACGGGACTGCTCGAATTTGGAGATGCCCGTAATGCCCTCTGCGCGATCCAACTGGTTCGCGATGTCGAGTACGCCAGCGCGGAGCACGGATGCTTCGCCCTCGGCTTCGTCTTCTGGAAAGATGCGGTGATCGTCTACGCGACTGAAGTGGATTTCGGTTTCACGTCCACGTGCTCCTGCAACGGCGAGACGTCGGCCAACTGTGGTGCCAAACGCAGGGCGGAGGAGATTGAGGGAGGGCGAGGTGTTGGTTCCAAAGTTGGTGCCGTCGTAAATCCACGAGGCTTCGGCCTCTGCGAAGAAGTGGACGCGGCGGTTAAAGACGGTAGAGGAGACGAGAGCTGAGCGGCTGAACGCTTCAGTCTGTTCGTGGCCCTCTTCGGATTGGAGGTTGACGGCCTTACCGTCTCGCTCCGCGTAGCAGACCTTTGTCGGAGTGTAGAACTCAACGTCGATGACGGGGTGGTCGCCTTGGATTTTGACGCCGCCCGGATCACGCACGACTTGACCGCGCTGATCGCAGAAGCCATTGCGGAGGCTGATGAGGTATTGATTGTTGCCAGTGTCGAGCGAGCGAATGTCCGAATAGCCGTCGAGGCCCATGAAGTTTTCATAGGCCGTCGGCTTCTTTTTGACGAGGTCGGGGCTCTGCGTGTACTTGGCCATTAGGTGCTTGTGACGTTACCATCGGTGTCTGAGACCAGACCGTTGATGGTGGATGCGCTTCCTTGTTCGTAGTTCTCGTTGGAGCCATTGTCTTGGACGCGCAATTGGATGGCGGTGTTGCCGTTGAGGCGGTTCCAGAGAACTTGGTTCATTGTGCGGGCGTACGCTTGGCCATAGGTCGGAGCGATCTGTGACTTCTGCTGCATCGCATACATGTAGAGGAGGCCCGCGACCATGATCATGTCAGGGATTTCGCGGGTCTCAGTTGCGGACTTGTAGTAATCAATTGGCGTGTCATCCGGCCAGTATGGGTGCTGGCGGACTTCTTCGATCAATTGATTGGCGAACATGACGAACATGAGTTCGGCTGCGCCTTGGATTTTCCGAGACGAGAAGTCCCCGAACGAGCGCAGGGCCATGGTGGCTAGGTCACCAAGCGGCGAATAGTTGTCCGTGGTTTGCGGGTTCAGGTTTGACTTCTCGGCCATGGATTAGTCCTCGTATTCGACGGTCGGCATCGTATCGACGACGCGGTTCGTTACGACGTGGTGATGACGTCTGACGCGATTGACCTTGTCTTTGGGGATGTCCCAACGCAAGCGCATGTCGTCCAGACGTACTGGGGAAATCCCGCAGATTACGAACTGAACAGGCTCTCTCTCGCGACTGACAAAGGGATGGTCATCGTCGCTAATGCCATCAGTCGGTGCTGCGCCTTGAGGTGCCGACAACGGATTATCGTCCGCCCCTTGTTGGCCATTGCCAACTGCCGCCGCCGCAAGTGCGGTCTCCGGAGACGGTCGCGCTTGGACGTGATCCGTGTTGAAGTTTGGCTCGGGCTTGGGCTTGTCAGCATCGTCTTTGGCGTCAGCGGCCTCGCTGGCCTCAGCCACGTCGGTATCAGGTTCGGTAGATACTTCATCATCTACGTTATCTGGTTGTTCGGGGGCTTGGTCAAGGGCGGCTGCTGCTGCGGCCATATCTTCCATGTCGGTGTTGCTCATGGTGATTTTCTCCAATTGTGAAAAAGGCGTTCCACGAGGGAACGCCTTTAACATAATAGCCTTCAAGAGGCTGGTCGTCCCGCACCCACTAGGTGTTGGTAGACCAGTTCTTGATGTAGGCGTGGACTTTGTCCTGCAAGAGTTCCAGACCGCACTCGGTCAGGTACTCGTGGATGCAGCCGTCAACGCCGTTGCCTTGGCGGTTCTCATAGAGCGCGGTGTCGCGATCCTTGAGGTAGCGGTACTTCAGGTGAGGGAAGTCCACAATGACCATGCTGTTCGCCATGTGCGAGAGCTGACGGAACTGCGGGTGCAGGTGAACCATCAGGTCGCCAGCAAAAGTCTGGTAGCGGGTCAGGTTCACACCGTAAGCGCCTTGTACGCTTTCAGGTGCCCACCGTTCCTTGCCGAACTCTTGCAAGTGAGCAGCAACGTTCTCGCCAACGAAGGCGATTTTTTCTTTCGAGCCATACTTGAAGATGGTCGAAATGAGTTGCTGGTCGAACTGGGCTTCAGACATAGAGCCGTCGCCGTCGATGTCGGAGTTACAGTCAATGACCGTAGAGAGGCTGTTGAGCAGACCGCCAGTGTAGCGGGTTGGAGCGGCAGAAGAGCCGTTCGCTTCGTGCTTGTAGCCAAAGAACATCGCGCGTTCGATGTCGGACATGTGCAGCTTCAGCGCTTTCGTCATCGCTTCGTCTTCCTTGTCCCCGGTGCGGAGATAGGTTGACTTCAACGTGTTCGAAACACCGAACGCAGACCGGAAGATTTGCGTGTAGTTGCTTGCGACCGTCGCGTCGAACGTGATCGGTGTTGCAACGTCGGCGTTTTCAGCCGCCGCAAATCCAGCAACAAAGAGCATAGCGTTGTCGGCAATTTGGTGGGTAGTCCCGCCAATGTTCCGGGTCACGGTCAGCGTGGTTGCGGTAGTGTCCGCAGTCACGTGCATGACTTCGCCAGTCTCAGAGTTGATGACGATTGCGCCCGCGATGGCATACTTGTTGCCGTCCGCAGCATCGACCGTAATCGTGCCTGTGGATGTGTCAGCAACAGCGCCGTTCACCTGAAGCGTACGCTCAGGCAGTTCGTCGCGGAAGTTCTTGAACTCAGGGTCATCGGTGTCTTCAGACGCGCCGAATGACAGCAGAGCGTTCAGGGGTGCGTTACCGTTCGGCTCAAGGAGCGTGAACAGTTCGCGGTAATTTTTTGGACGGTAGTCGGTGCTGAACTCACCAGTACCCCGTACACCTTGGATAGCCATGAGAAAAATCTCCATTGGTTGATGGCTGAATAGGATGGGCTAGATGAGCTTTTAAGCGCCGGAGGAACGATCACTCTTGGGCGGGTTATTGCTCGAATGTGGACCGTTGAATGAAGCCGTAGCGTCCGATCTGGTCACAAGATAAAAGAAAGGGGACCAAGGTGTCTACCCGGTCCCCGAAAAAAAGTGTGTGCTTGCGTCTAGTTGGACTGAACGCTGCGTTTGTTTTGGGCCAGTTGGCCGAGACGTTCGAGCGTGCTGTCGCCTGCTGGTGCCGCTGGTGCTCCGCCGCCCGGCGTGTTCGGGATCGAGCCAGTGAAGGCTTGGCGGCGACCGTGAATTTCTTTCATGCGAGCGAATTCCTCTGAGCCTTTGGAGTTCTTGTAGTCTTCCATGAGCTTCAGGGTGAGGCGCGGGTCAGCAAAGTCGTCTTGAATGTAGCCGCGTTCAGCGGCGAACATGCGGAAGTCGCCAGCGTCTTCCTCGGTGAGGCCGACTTTCTGGGCTCCGGCGTTCAGGACGTTAGCGATGTGCTTGGAGCGCGCGTCCGCTTGAGACATACGGCCATCGAGAGCGGCTTCTGCGCCGATCTCGGCGTTACGCTGTGAGGCTTGAAGGACTTTGCCAAGCATCTGTTCGAGCTTGTTGAAGCGCTCGCCAGTGCCAGTGAGCATTTCTTTGTAGCCCGGTGGAAGTGCGACGGCGTTGTCGTTTTCCCACTTTTCGAGTTCGGCCAGTTGTTCTTCTGGTGTGCGAGACGCTGCTTCGGCTGGGCGGCTTTTGTCTTTGCCGTCGTCACCCATCTGTGGCTGGGACTGCGTGCCCTTCATCAGATTGAGGATTTTTTGAGCGGCGTCGTTGGGGTCTTTCGCGATCCCAGCCTTGATGGCGGCTTCTACGACCTTGTTTACATTGCCATATTGCATGGACTTGTAGTTGAGGTCTTTGTAGCGGTTCATCATGCCGCTGATCTGAGAAGGGGTGAGCTTCTCAGTTTTGCCGTCGCCCATGTCGATCTCGTACATGATGGCTCCGGCTTTGGTCTTGGAGCCTTCGTCTTCAGGAGACAGGGCTTTAATGGCCTCGCTCTCTTTCGTCTTGGTCTCTTTGTCGGGGGCTGGTGCCGGTGCGGGAGCCGGGGCAGGTGCGTTGGGGTCTGCGCCTAGCCTCTTATCCACGATGCCAGATGCGGCTGCGAACGGAATTTTGTTCGGGTCCATTTTATTTTCCTTCTCCCGGCCTTAGCGGGGATTGTTGGGATCAGCTTCTTTGACTGCCTGATCCGATGCAGCTTTCGCATCCATTATGCGAATTTCGTTTTCAAGTGCGGCCTTGAGACGGTCGGGGTATCCGGCCATTTTTCTCATTGCAGCAAGTTCACCTCGCACGAAGTGCATCTGGGTGTCGTCCATCTTGGCGTCGTAGCCAAGAGAGAGGGCCAGAGCGAAGGTGTCTTCCTTGAGGGCGGCAGAGACGATGGCCCACCCTTCAGACGCAAGCATCTTCGAGAGCGCTGCGTATTGTTTGTTGATT